GCAGGATCACAACCAATAACATAAGGTCGATTAAGGTGGTGGGTACCCACCGGCGATACCGGTAGCCGGTATTCTGATATGCCGGGGGGGCTGCCTGATCTTACTCATAATTATGTTATTGGTTGTGATCCTGCTCTTGGGACTGGAACATCCAATTCTGTTGCTGCAGTCTACGATTGTAATACTCACGAGATTGTTGGTTTATGGGTTGATCCTAATACCCCTTATGAGTTATTTGCTGATACTGTCATGGCACTTGGGAAATGGCTTGGGGATGCTTATGTAATCTTTGAGAATAATGGTGGTCATGGAGTAAACTTTGGTAGAAGGTTGGTTAAACGTGGTTATTATAGGGTACACACACAAAGAAAAGAAGATAAAAAACTAAAGAAAGTTGAAAACAAATTGGGTTGGACTTCTAATCCTAATACTAAGGCTGATTTGTTGGGTGAGTTAGGAATAGCCTTGAGTGAGGGGCTGAAGTCTGAACCAAAATATATTTCTTGTGTTATCCACGATGCGGATATTCTGAATGAACTTAGAGGATATATCTTCTACGAGAATGGTGATATTGGTTCCTCTGAGTGTGCTGATTTGACAAGTGGTGCCAAGAAGAGACACGGTGATAGAGTTATTGCAGTGGCTTTAGCTGTACTCGGAAGTAAGTACCAAATGAAGAAACCCAAGAAAGAACAACACGAGTTGATCTATGATTCTTTTGAATATCGTCAAACACAGGATGAGGAAGAATCTGCTAAAAATAAGAAGAGTTGGCACAGCCGCTGAAGACACGCGGCTTCCACGAGGCGTAGGTCCATTTAATGGCAAAGAATAAAGTCCTAAATCAATACAACGACGAGTATGGTAACTCAAAGAACTTCGTTGTGAGACTGCAAGACCTCTGCCAAGCTTGGGGCAAGTTGATGTGTGCTCCACTGAAGCATCGCCAGGAATTGATTAAATTCCGTGCCTCTGGTTTCTACGATCAAGAATACAGCAAGTGGCACACCCTGAATTTGATTGACAGAGGAATTTCTACCATTGTTCCCTTTTTAATTGAGGGAAATCCTAAGATCATGGTAGAGACCAAAGTCTTGAATTACCGTCCTTATGCTTACATTGCTCAGTTGGGATTGAATCACCTGATTGAGAAAATGAATCTTGCTGAGGATGTTTTAATTCCTGCTGCAAATAACTCTCTTATTGGTGCAGCTATTACCCGAACTGATTTTTACTATGATAGGATCATTTCTTTAGGTGACGAAATTATAAAAGTTGGGAGTCCTCATGTGGAATTGATTGATGACTCCAATTATATTGGTGATCCTTCTGCCAGACGAAGAAGTGATTTTGTATTCGAGGGAGATGTATATACTCTTCCTACCGATTATGCCAAGGACTTCTTTGCTCACAAAGATGAATTTGGAAACCAGATTGCTGATTATATTACAGCAGATGGTAAACTTTATACAGATTTCAATCCAAGTGAAATTACTGAACCTGATAGAGACAAGGTTAGACGATTACTCCTGGAAGATAGAACTTCTTTTATAGACCTTTATCTTAGGGATGAGAATACCATCATTACCATTATGCCCAAGGGCAAGAAGGCAAAGATTCTGAGAACCAAGGATTGGGAAGGACCAGGAAACGGTCCTTATGATTACCTGGGATATAATTTCATGCCTGAAACTCCTATCCCTATTCCTCCTGCTTGGGCCTGGCATGATATAGATTTGACAGTAAACATTATTGCAGATAAAATGAGGGAACTTGCAGAGAATCAGAAGGATGTTATTACTTATTCTGATGAAGCTGCAGAAGATGTAAAGAGAGTTCTAAATACCCCCAATGCTGGATCGGTTAGAGTGGCCAATGTAGATGCCATGAAAACTATTTCCATCAACGGTATCAAGGATCAATCAAACTGGCAATGGATGCAGTTTATGTTGATGGAACAAACAAAGCAGGGAGCTAATCCTGATGTCCTGGGAGGAAGAGGTTCTAATTCTCCTACCCTGGGTCAGGAACAAATGGTATATAATAATGCCACCAGGCAAGTTAACAATATGTATACCAGGTATCAGAATTTCGTAACTTCAATCATTAAGAAACTTAGTTGGGCTTTCTTTACCGATCCCACCCTTCATGTGCCAGTAGTTAGAAACGTACCAGGCTTTGGACCTCTACCAGCAGTGTTCTCTTCTGCCGACAAGGTGGGAGATTTTTATGATTTTGTATTTGATATTGTGCCCTATAGTACCCAGAGAACTTCTCCTGAGACCCAGTATCAAAAGGTCATGCAATTGATGACTCAGTGGGTTCTTCCTACTCTGCAAATGGCAACTCAACAGGGTGCCCAACTTGATCTACCCACAGTGACTCAAACTCTGGCAGATTATTTAGGATTGGATAACTTCAATCAATACTACCATACCTCTGTGCCTCAACCCGGTAGTTCAGTTCCCTTCCAAATGTTACCTACTACCAATAGAAAAGAGGCTACCCAAAGTGGAAAACCTGGAAACGGTATGAGTAGTGACACATTTGGGACAAGTCTGGGGAACCAAAATGCAAATCTCAATCAAGAACAAGAAAGGACACAATCAAATGTTTAATTTCAAAATTATAGTCTTACTAACTGTTGTGATCCTTTCTGGATGTAGTAAGAAACTTTCTGATACTGTTCAACAGGTTAGAAGCTCGGTCGTTCACATTGAGAAACTTGGTCAGTGGCAGGGTTCTGGTTTCGTTCTTACCCAGGATGGTATCATTGTCACTGCCAAACATGTAGTAGAGGGTGGTGGGGAATTTATTGTTACTTTCGATGACGGGACTCAGTATAAAACAAGTACCTGTTTACAAAACAATAATTATGATGTAGGTTTTCTAAAGTTGAACAAGTTTGATTGTGTTCCTCTACCTTTGGGTTCTATTACCAAACTCAGGGCAGGTGATCCTATTTTTGTAATGGGTAGTCCGTTGGGTAAGGAACAATTCAATTCTGTGACAGCAGGTATTGTTTCGGCAGTACAACGTGACTGGGATCAAGATTCCAGGGGATTGGGTTGGAAAATTCTGTTCCAAGGTGATACTCCTGGTGTTTATCCTGGTAATTCTGGTGGACCAGTATTTAACCTGCAAGGTGAAGTAGTTGGAGTATTGGTTGCAGGCGTTGGTCCTGGTTTGAATTGCAGTGTTCCTGTGGATGTATTCCTGGATAAGATACTGTTGATTAGACTGGGTTTGGAACAACAGAGTTTTAGTGTTCCCACTACTGGTACCGTGGGTTCATACGAACCCAAAGAAGAAATGAATGTTCTTCCTATGGACACCAATAAATCTAATTATGAGAGTTAATATGCCAGCATCAAGTCATAAACAACAACAGGCAATGGCCATTGCTGAACACCATCCCTCCAAACTTTATAGAAAAAATAAGGCAATGCTGGAGATGTCCAAACAACAGCTAAGTGATTATGCTTCCACTAAGACCTCCAAATTAAAGAGGGCTAAATGAAAACCAAATTCAAGACCACTGAACTTCTTGTTTGCTATTGGCATGATATTACCTCGGTTGATGTTTGGATTAAAATTGACGATGCAAGGATTCAAACACCAGTAGAGGTAGCCAGCGTTGGTTGGTTCTTGAATGATGATGGTGGTTGTATTAGATTGATTAGTTCTCTTTGTGATGACTCCTGCAATGTAATAGTAATTCCAAAAGGGAATATAGATAGAATTCAGGTGGTAAAGTACAATAGGAAAAACAAATGACTATATCCGTAAAGGAGTGTATACATTGTAAACAAGAAAAACCATTTTCTGAATTTTATGTGCATGGAAAGTACAGATCAACCACTTGTAAAGAATGTGCAAAGAAAAACAGTATCAAATATAGTCAAAATCATCCAGGAATGACACGAAAACAACATCTAAAGAGACTGGCCAAACAACTTGGGATGCTTTATGAAGAATTAAACTCTTGGTACAATAGAAAGTTTGTAGAACAAAACGGTTGTTGTGCTATATGTGGTAGATGTGTAATAGAGTTAGAAGAAGGAAGTCTTTCTATAGACCATAAACACAATCCAATAAAATTACGCGGTCTCCTGTGTCATGGTTGTAATTTAGGATTAGGAAATTTTCAAGATGACACCTGTTTGTTGGATTTGGCTAAAGAATATTTAAGTAAAAACAATTGAGGATAATATATGGCCAGTATACAACTAACCCCAGTTTGTGAGACCAGACTTTCTGTAGAGTTAGAGGGTCTACAAAAGGTACAGAATTTTATTGGTGAGTGGATTACTACCACTCCAACCAAGTACATGCGTGGTTATCAGATTCAGAATACCACCGGAACTGCTGAAATTTTGAATATTGGAGATGTAACTACTCCTTACCTTGTTGCTATACATGCTGTGGATAATGAAGTAGACATTGATTGTAACTTTGTTACCACATTCAAAGCAAGTATTACCATTAAAGAAGGCCAGTATGCGGTGTTCGCTCCATCTGGAATTGTCTATATAAAGGAACATACCACGTCTGAAGTTGTAACTTTAGACTATTTTGTCTGTGGAATATAAAATGCCAATTTATGACTTCAAGTGTACCAAATGTGGATATGAGTTTGAAGAATTTTCTTTGGTAGAACATAGAGATAAAACTCGTAAATGCAACTCTTGCCTTGGTCCTGCCTGTAGAAATATAAAAAAACAATTGCAATCCAGTAAAGTATGTCAACCTGATAATGTGAGATTCTCATGGGCTTTGGGTGTATGTAATCCTAACAACCCAGAGGAAATGAGAATTGCCCATGAAGTTCATCCTGGGGCAGAATTCGATGGACTGGGCAGAATGGTGATTCACAATCGACAGGAAAAGATGCTCAGGATGAAGGAAAAATCTAAGAGTATTGGAACTGAGTGGGTTGAATATTCCTAAGAAATTGGAGACAGAAAATGAACATGAAAATTCGTGATCCTGAGAGTGCCTGCAAGGTTTGTACAGCCCAGTTCTTTAACAAGGACTTGGATACGGTTGGTCGTTGTCCTGTTTGTAATGCTGCCGGGTTGATGCCTGGACATAAAGAGGAACCTGATTACGTGATGTCACCAAAACAACAGAGAGAAAATCTGAAGTCTTTGGTTAGGGAACTACTTCAGGAAATCAAGACAGAGGACTTGAATGAGAAGGTGGAGAAATCTTATACTCCCAAACCCTGCAAGCAGTGTGGACAGACTTTTACTCCACGTACCCCTGCCATGCTGATTTGTGACTCGTGCAGGCAGCCGGTCCCCATTAAAGAACTTCCTGATAAGACTGTAGAGAAAACTGTATAATTGAAATAAACGTCACGTTGAGACCACCGTGCCTTGACGGAAGCCGTTAGGAGACAGATATGAGTGACAATATATTCGATGGTGATACTCTCGAAGTCAAGACAGAGAGTGTGGTAGATGGCGATAATCCTACCGTTGAAAATCCAGAACCCATTGAAGTTAAAGTAGAAGTAAAAGAGGAAAAGGTTGAGGAAACACACAAGTCGTCCCCGACAGGAGAACTCTCCAAGAAGACCTTAGAGTTAACCAAGGATGGTTTCCTAAAGACCCTCAAGAATAAATTCTTTGGTAAAGAAGAGAAGGGTGAGATCACTGATACTTCTGGATTGGAAGAAGTTAAGGATGATGAGATTTCTGACAAGTTCATTGAAGTAGCCAGGGAGTCAGGTTGGAATGATAAGGATATCTCTGAGTTTGCCAAGAATTATAATAATAAAGAGTTGGTTGATCTAATCCCCTTTCTTAAAGAAGAGAAGAAAGAGGAAACGGCTCTGCCGGGTAATCCCCCGAAGGGGAAGATTGAGCCAAAGGCTGAAAAGGTCGAACAAAAACAAGAAACAATCCAAGAAAAGAAAGAAGACAAAACCAGTGTTGAGGAGTTGAAGAAAATCATAGAGCAGTTGCTCCAAGAGAAAATCGGACCTATCAAGGAAAGCTTGCACAAGGCCGAACAGGACAGGACAGCCAAAGCAGTCAGTCAGTATCAAGAGAGTGCTGATGATTTCTTTGACAGAACTGCTAAGGATTTTCCAGTTTTTGGTTCTACCAAAGAACTGATTAAGTTTCCAGAAGGGACTCCAAGAGCAGGGCAAATAGTTCCAGCAGGTAAGGTCTTTGAGGCCAGAAATGCTGTCTGGAAGACTGCTACTGCTTTTCACCAAACAGGTGAGACTTGGACCAATTCCCTTCAAGAGGCACTGGACTGGTATAAGGGTAAAAATGCGGAGAAGGATATCCACAGTAGAATTGTTAAGGAATTGAAGTCTAATGAAAAACGTCTATCTCCTAAACGTACCGAGCACAAAGTAGAAAAGAAATTTGCTAACGAGCAAGAAGAGAAAGTTGCCATCATTGAAGAGGCAATGGAAAAGGCCGGTATTAGGAGATAGAACATGGTGAAAGTTTGCTGCAAGTGTAAACAAGAGAAAGATATTTCTTGTTTTGTAAAAAGTAAAAGTAGAAAGGATGGGTATCATCCACAATGTAAGGAGTGTTCCCGTAATTACAACCAATCTCGAAAGGATTTGAGAAATGCTCGAAGCAGAAAATGGAAAGAAGGCCACAAGGATCAGGTAAATGCTTATGCAAGGAAGTGGTATGCTGATAATCCAGAAAAAGCTGCGGATATCAGATATAGAACACGTTATGGAATGACAAAGATTGAAAGAGAAGCGTTTATTAAATCCAGGGGAAGCAAGTGTGAGTGTTGTGGAACAAAAGAGGAAGACCTTCCTCGCGGTTTATGTCTGCATCACAACCACACTACTGATTCGGTTGAGTTTGTTCTTTGCCATAACTGCAACGGAGCTTACGGGTTGTTGAATGATAGTCCCGACTTAGTGATGAATTTACAAAGACTTGTCAGTAACATCACTTAGAAAGGTTTTATATGTCCGACGTGATAACTCTTGACCAAGCAATCGACATGGGTCACGCGACCCTGCAACATATTGCTAATAAGAAACCCCCGTATACTTTTTTGTATACCAACTATGGTCTGTTCAATACCTTCTGGCGTTCTGCCGTTAAGGCCCAGGGTGGTAAGTGGATTGAGGGACATGTAGTTCTGGGGGATGAGGGCAATGCTGCCCACAAGGGTATTTGGAATGAGGATACCCACAATGTTGTGAATATTACCAAGAAGTTTACGATTCCTTGGGTTCACAGTACTACCAATTTTAGTTACAACATCATTGAGATGGACCTGAACCAAGGCCCTGAGCAGATTTACGATCTCATGGATGTGAAGTATGATAACATGTGTCGTGAGTGGTCTGATGATGTTTTCCAGAAGATTCTTCTGACTCCTGGAAGTTCTGACGATGTTCTCACTCCTCATGGTGTTCATGCTTGGCTGCCTCTGGGTACTGATAACAGTACAGGTGGTTGGACCGGCTATGCTCCTAAGTACGGAGATGGTAATAGTTACTATATTGGTGGTATTACTTGTAATTCTACTACCAACTCTCGATGGGCTTCCTACTACGCTGATCACAATGGTCAATTGGATGATAGTCTTCTGGTTCTTTTGGCCAGGGCTATGCTGAAGTTGAACTTCGTTGGCCCCACGAGTCCTAAACCGTTGGATTTGAATACAGATGGGTACAGTCCTAAGTTCTCTCTCTATACGTCTGAGAATGTGATTACTACCCTGATGCAGTTGTATGCCAAATCTGACGATCAGATGGGTGCACATATCAATATGCACTACAATACTCCTTACTTTAAGAACATGCCGTTCGAGTATGTGCCTCTGTATGATACTGCTGACACCTATCGTTATGGTACTGATCCTATCCTTGGAGTGAATCACCAAATGCTGTATCCTATCGTTCACAGTAATTGGAACTTCAAGATTGGCAAACCTGTGAGTCGTGCTCCTGCTGGTCAGCACAATGTAATGACAGTCTATGGTGATCTCCAATACAACATATTTGGAAACCAAAGGCGTCATATGGGGTTCCTCGTTTCACAACAGTAAGATGTTTTAACTAAGGCTTAGGCCGTCACGCCCAGTTGCGAACCTTTGACCTTGTTGGTCATTGGACGGCCTTCGTCTGTTTTGATTTAGAAAGGTTGTTGTATGGGTGAAGCTAAAGCTCAATTTGGTTCTAATACTTCCAAGGAAGTGAAGAGAGTTTATTTTGAGGGATCGACGGCTATTACTGAGGGTATGCCACTATGTTATAACTTTGATACCACATCGAATGTTTTGGGGTATGACAAAGCCAATAGCACGTTTGGTCAAACTGTAGTGGAGTCTGCCACCACTGCTGAGGGTTATCAGAATGAGGGTAAGTTCCTTCGGGTTGAGATTCCGGCTACTGCAAATCTTCAATGGTTTGCTGGCGTAGTTGCTCCCGGCAACTGGTGTGGAAGTAATGGTCCTAAGTGGATTGAGATTTATGTGCCTAATGGAGCAATTGTTCCTGTTCTGGCCTATCTGTCGGCCGTTGTTGGTAAAACGGCAATGGCAATTATGAATGGCCAGACTTATTTTGGCAATCCCAATGCTGGTATGACAAATGGTGCTGCACGTTGGATCGCTGTAGCAGAGGAAACTGTTGATCGAAGTTCTACGGCCGGTTTGGTTTTGGCTCGTTTGAACCCCACTGAATTCTTGTATCAAAGTCATGGTACTACTAAACTTCAGTGTGGCACCACGAATACTGTTGATGTGGCTTGCAACTTTATCAATGTTCAGTCACAACAGGCAACTGGCGGTTTTACTGGACTTTGGGTTAGAGCGGAAGTTGCTACGGCTGCCAACACCGATACTTCTATTGCTATGTATTCTGAGGCTAACGTTACCGGGGTTGCTGCGGCCAGTCCATCTGCTACTCGTAGTTCTTTGAATGTTTGGGGTGGTACTCAGACCTGTGGTTATATGACTGCTCATCTGTGTGAGATTTATGAAGAGGGAGCCAATCTTACTGGCGGTGTCGTTGTGGCTCCATTGTTCCTTCGTACTCAGATTGATGGCACTAACCCTCCTGCTGCCAGTACCCACTATATGATTTATTGCAGCACTGATGGGGCTGATAAGCCAGATGGTCTGCTGTATGCCCGTACTGCTGATTCGGTGGGTTATGCGACTACTTCCAATGTTACTGGCATGGCTCATATTCCTATTTACATTGGTGGTGTTGGTATCAGGTATATTCTACTTGAGGATACTCAGTAGTGCTCAAAAGATTCAAAAAACTGTGGAAGTCAATTGATGACTTTCAAGTCTATCTCGTAGATGGTGCCCAAATTCGGCGTGACCAAGAAATTGATTATACCCAAGGAGGACATCATCTGCGATGGGATTTTATTCCTGAGAATGAGTTCTGGATTGAAAAGATGTTAGACTCTTCAGAACAACCTTTCAATTACCTACATGAAATTACAGAGTTTGTTGATATGAGAGATAATGGGACTGAATACGACAAGTCCCACGATAAGGCAAAAGTAATTGAAACAAAGGCAAGAAAGAACCCCAAGTTGTCCGAAGGGTTGATTAAAATTGCCGAACAAAGACTGACTAACAATACAGGAGATAGAAATGAAACTTAATGTGAATCAAGTTCTTACTCAGTACAATGGTCAACCCATGATGGATGTTGATAATGGTAAGACTATAGAGGCAACCGTGAAGTTGGCTTTGGTTAATGCGGTTGCTTCGCCCGTTCAATCTGATAAAATGATTGATAAGATTCGCAAGGATGAACTGGCTATTAGGATTTACAAGGCTGATCCAGAAGTAGAGTTGACAGCAGAGGATGTTGTCTTGATTAAAGAGCGTGTTGGTGAGATGTATGCCCCTGTTATTGTTGGGCAGATTGTTAGAATGTTAAATCAGTAGTGTTTTGGAAGTGCAAAGCAGTAATCTTTCTGTCTCCCAATGGGGAGGGCCTTCCCTCCCTGTTGTTAAGGAGTTGTAATGACAACTTATGCCGGAAGATTAGATGTTAGTTTCTTAGATATCCAGAAAAGAGTAGCAAACTTTCTGGGGTTGGGTGATGTGAGTACCATGTCCACTACCAATCTGACTTTGGTACAAGATATAATCTATCGTGCTTATCGTCAATTTCTTTATCCAGTACATCCCAGAAACGGCAGACCACATAATTGGTCTTTCCTGAAGTATAGGTATACTCTTACTACTGAACAGAATAAGGTTAGATATACCATGCCTCCTGATTTTGAGAGGATGGTTGGTAATCCACAATATGGAGAACAACAACCATACCCAGAATTAGTGAGAGTTCCTCTTGATAGAATCATGCAACGTAGAGCCTTTGCACGTACCCAGGCTTATCCTCAAGAGTATGCTCTTGTCCCTGTGAGTGCAGACGTTGATACAGGTTCTATGTGGGAAATCTATGTATGGCCTAATCCTAACGGTACTTACCTGATTACCTTCACCTATATTTCGTCTCCAGTGAAACCAATCCAGGACACAGATCAATTCGTTGGTGGTCCGAGGGTTGGTGAGACATTAATGGAGATGGCATTGGCTGTGGCAGAACAACAGGAGGAGAATACATTAGGAATTCATTCACAATTGTCTGATAAGATGTTGAATCAAATGATCCTTTCTGATAACATTGATGCTCCTGATACCGTTGGTAAAGCAAGACTTTATGGTACTGAGAACATCTTTATCAGAGGTTTCGTACAAGTTCCAGAGCGTGAGATTTACAGTATGGAACGCAGTTAATAACAAAGTAAAACTTTATTTGGAGAATAACAATGTCAATTAGGAATTCTAATCTTGAACAAGAAAGATCGCCAGTAGGCATGGGTATTCGTAAGGTCTGTCAACGAGTTAAGGTTACAGATTTCACAGATGGATTGAGCACCTCTGGCACCCTTACCCTGAAGAAGACCATCCCTGCTGGTAGTTTTGTGATTGGTAGTAAGGTCAAGGTAGAGACTGCTTTTATTGGTGATACTTCTGCTCACTTGGCTATTGGTGATGGTAGTGATGCAGACACCTATTCTGGCAATACTTACCATAGTGTTTTCACTGCTGCTGATAATTTGGTGAAGGCTGCTTTCATTACCACTGATTGTGGTATTGTGGCTTTGGGTTCTGCTGGTAATATTGTTCTGACTTTAACCAGCGGGTCTGATTTCACCAATGTGACGGCTGGTCAGATGTTTGTGGAAGTGTTCTATTTCAGCACTAATCCAGAAGTTGTTGATTACTACGAAAATAAATTTCAAAAGGCCAGTTAAGGAGTGACAGATGAGAACCTTTGTTTGTGATGTCAGTCCTGATACCAAGTGGATTTCCATTGGTAGTATTACTGCTGCCTCTACTGCTCTAACCACTGCTCAACGAGATATTGCCACTGCTGAGGCTGTGACCGGTGTTCTTCCTTGGCAGTTTGCTAAAGGTGGTGGGGCTGTTCCTAAAGCTGTATTGATTAGATTCAGAACAGATGGAACTAACGATGCCAGTCCTAATGTAATTGACATGTTGGACAGTAGGGGAGACTTCTATCATAGAACTGCCACCCTTACTATTACCAATGGTCAACAGGTAGCAGGTACTGGACTTTTGTTTGTGGATACCATTACTCCCAGTAATGAAGATACTTTATTCGATGGTGAAGAGAGTAACCTGACCGACTACATTGCCCACTATTATGTTAGAACTCTGGGATTTGATCGTTTGTTGTTCCAAGCAACTACCTTGGTTTCCACTACTGTTTATATTGACCTGTGTAATCTCTACGAGTAGGAGGGAACATGGCAAGCGGAATTGTCAGTAGAAAAGAAAAAGAGTTGAGACAAGGTTATCAAGATTACCTTACCAAAATTGGTGGTATCAATAAAAATGCGATGAGTTACTACCAATGGTTGAACCAAGGTAAGACGATGCCACCTTCACAATACGGCGGTACTCAACCTAACGTCTCGTCGAGGACTCCGGGCCTTTCGGAGGCCGGTACTGAATCCAGAACAGTTACTACTTCGGTTGGAGACCACAGGAAGGCAGAACAGGCTTCGTTGGAAAATGCCCTGGACGCCGAAGAAATCAAGCGATATAATAGAGACTAATAATGGCAAATGAGAGACCTGCTGTAAATATCCCACTCCCGATCAGGATAAAACAGACACCGGAAATTATGGCCAGTCATTCTAAACGAAAACTCGAAGATTTGGTTATACACAGGTGGACTGATTTAGAGTTATCTATTCTTGAAGAGAATTATAATACAATTGGTGCCTTAAAAACTTCCAAATTACTTCCCGGCCGTACCCTTGTTGCCGTGACCTGTAAAGCAAATCTTTTGGAATCACATAAACCAAGACAACCTTCTGTTGGTCCAAGAGCACTAAAACTTCGTCATAGGTTTGGAATTACCATTGAGGAATATGAAACAAAATGGGAAGAACAAAATGGAGTTTGTGCAATTTGTGGTAATCCAGAAACAGAATTACATCAAAATGGTCAGGTGTTGAGATTGGCCGTAGACCACAACCACACCACTAAACAAAACAGAGACCTTCTTTGTAGAAGTTGTAATTTAATGATTGCAAATGCAAAGGAGAGTATCTCTACTTTATCCAGTGCTATTAAGTATTTGGAGAAACACAATGGCCGGTGAAAAACCTTGTGTGTCAATCCCACTCCCGATAAAAGGTCTAAATCTCGGTCTACCAGTAGCGACTGTACCAGCAGAGTACAGTTCTTCTATGCACAATGTCAGACCTGTGGATGTCCTGGAAGGTAGAATCAGGTTGGGTCAGAGACCCGGTTTGAAGAAATGGACGGCCACGCAAATCGGTGGTGTAGAAAATCCTGTATGCGATATAATCTCAGTAAGTACAGTGAGTTAACTAATGGTTATATA